CATGGTATTGGATGGTAATTACCAAAATCAAAAATCTGATGTCTCTGTTGCAGCAAACGGTGCGTGTTTTACAAATAAACATATTGGTATCATTCCTGAAATCATTGACGAATACTATGGCAATCGCAAGATCATCAAGAAAGAAATGTTGGAGGTTGAACAACAGCTCGAAAATGCAACGGACCCCAAAGAAAAGGATCGACTCAAACGGCAATCAAACCAATTGCACAATGCACAAATGGCTATTAAAATTAGTATGAACTCACTTTACGGCGCAATGGCAAACATTTACTTTCTATACTATATTAACGATATGGCTGAGGCCATCACTACATCCGGCCAATTGTCTATTCGGTACGCGCAGAAGTCCGTTAACGATTACATGAATAAAATCCTTAAAACTGATAATGATTATATCGTTTATATTGATACTGACTCTATTTACGTTGACATGGCTCCTATCGTAGAGTCTGCGTTTGGCACTATTGACGTTGATCGTAAGAAAGGTGAAGAGTTTCTTGATAAAGTATGCCAAATGAAAATCGAACCAATTATTGAGGCTGGTTATAAAGAGCTTGCCAAAAAGATGGGCACATACCGTCAAGCAATGTCAATGAAACGTGAAAAGATTACTGACAAGTCAGTATTCATCGCGAAAAAACGTTACATTATGAATACTCTTAACTCTGAAGGTGTTCACTACGAAAAGCCAAAGATTTCAGTAACAGGTTTGGAATCTGTTCGATCTTCTACTCCCGAAGTATGCCGTGAAAAAATGAAAAAGGCTTTTGAAGTTATTATGCAAGGTACCGAGTCTGACGTTCAGAACTTTATTGCAAACTTTAGAACAGAATTTTATAACCTCCCTCCTGAGTCAGTTGGTCGTAATTCAGGCACAGACAATATTGAAAAGTATATGTCAAGTGGTACGTATAAAAAAGGTTGTCCTATGCATGTTCGCGGTGCAATCTTGTACAATAAATTTCTTAAAGAAAAAAAACTAAACAAAACGTATGAAGCTGTAAAAAGTGGTGATAAGATCAAATTCGTATATCTGAAACTTCCAAACCCGCTTCATGAAAATATTATTTCTTTTCCAAATGTATTGCCAAAACAGTTAGGATTGGATGAATATGTAGATTACGAAACTCAATTTAACAAAGTATTCTTGAGTCCAGTTGAAAGTATTCTTGAAGCAATAGGATGGAATGCCGAGAAAAAGGATACTCTTGAAAGCTTTTTTGTGTAGGAGAAACCAAAATGAACAACGAAGACAGAATTCATCGCATTAATTTGCTCAAAAAACGCCACAGACACTTAGACAATACAATAAAAGTATTTGAATCTGAAAAATCACCCGAAGTATATATTAAAAAAGCAAAGATCGAAAAATTAAAAATAAAAGACGAAATAAATGCTCTTGAAGAATATCTAAGGATGTCTAAATAAAGGTTGACAATATTACAAAAGTGTGGTAATATAAATTATATAATGAAGGAGATTAACTATGTCTGATTGGGCAAATGATATTATGATGATGCATCACAAGTTTGGTGTACGTGAATGGTTTGAAAACAACAAAGATAACCAAGAACTTATGGACAAATACCTAAAGTTTCGACTCTCAATGTGTAAGGAAGAATTAGATGAAACATTGGATGCTATTGAAGCACGTGACCCTGAAGAGATTGTGGACGGCCTTATTGATATGTGCGTATTTGCAATCGGCACTCTTGATGTATTTGGCGTGGACGCAAATGTAGCATGGGATCGTGTATACGACGCTAACATGGCAAAAGAAGTTGGCATTAAAGAAGGTCGCCCAAATCCGTTTGGAATGCCAGACTTGGTCAAACCCGCGTCGTGGCGAGCACCAGACCACCTTGATAATCATGGGGATCTTGATTGCGCAATGTAACAAAAATGTTTATTATAGGAAACAAAAAAAAGTTTAACTCTCTTTTTTACAGTCCTGTTACAGAACTTTAATATCGCCGTTACACTATTAAAGTAAAAGCGCAATATATAATATAGTATGGGGTGGCAAGGGTGCCACCTCATTAATGTTTCAGGAAAGGAAATTCCAATTGAAAAATCTTATTTTAGCTGCAGGTATTGCATTGACTACAACAGCCGTATCGGCAAGAGACAATATTCAAATCGCGGGTTCATCAACTGTTCTGCCATACGCATCAATCGTAGCAGAAGCATTTGGTGAAAACTTTGACTTCCCAACGCCAGTTGTTGAATCAGGCGGATCAAGTTCGGGTATGAAACGTTTCTGCACGGGCGTAGGCGAAAACACAATCGACATTGCAAATTCAAGTCGTCCTATCAAACCAAAAGAAGTAAAGGTATGCGCAGACAATGGCGTAACAGAAATAACAGAAGTTATGTTTGGTTATGACGGTATTGTATTTGCCAACTCAATCGAAGATGAACGGTTTGCATTTACACCAGCGCATATCTATCTTGCACTCAACAATCGCAGTGAACTAACAACATGGGATCAAGTGGATCCAAGTTTCCCAGCATATGAAATCAAAATGTTCATTCCAGGCACCAAGCACGGAACACGCGAAGTATTTGAAGAAAAGGTTCTATTATTAGGCTGTGAAGCAGTAGGTGACTTTGAAAAGTTTGAAGCGGCACACGGTGAAGATGAAGCAGAATCGATGTGCATCAACACCCGCACAGATGGTCGTAGTATTGACATTGACGGTGACTATACAGAGACACTAGCAAATATTTCTTCTAATCGAAACTCGTTTGGTGTATTCGGATTAGCGTTCTATGAAAACAACACAGACACTATTGAAGTAGCAACTATTAATGGTGTTCGCCCAAGCGCAGCCACTGTCGCAAGTGCTGAATATCCGGTTAGTCGTCCATTGTTCTTCTATGTGAAAGACGCACACGCAGGCACAATCCCAGGATTGTATGACTATGTTCGTTTCTTTGTAGCAGATGGTATTGCAGGACCAACCGGCCCATTAGCACAATATGGTCTAGTAAGCGACCCAGAACTAGCAACCACACAAGCAAAAGTGGCAAACAAATAAGTAACATTATGTTGCATGTTATCGATAACATGGCGCGATACTTATAACAATTATGTCTCCTACCGATAAATAAAAGTATAATCGGTAGGAGATTTTTTATGTGTAGCCCACACATTCGTAAAGAAGCTAATCGTTATTATTGGATGATTAAAGGCAAACTTATTGATTCATCATGGTCTGACTCGGAAGTAGAAAAAATTTATGATTCATATTTTAAAAGGCTTTGGGGTAATAACGAAAATTATATTCACGAAGCAGGATTTGAAGCCGCGTACAAGGCTCGTGTAGATACGATTATAAATGAAGATATTGATAAAGTTGCGGTAAGAGGTTATGATTAATAAATCATAACAAAATAATGCATTATAACTGAAATTAATTGTTGACATTCTTTTTTAATTAGTTTATATTGATTCTATAAGGTAAAACAAAAGGAATCAGTCTTATGTCTAGAATCGTACATTTTCCAAATGGTTCAGCAATCCACAGTGATATCATCGCTGCGTTTGATATTGCTGTTGAAAGCAAAGAAAACATTAACGCTGGTGGTTCTATTAATTGGAATTCTATCACTTCAGATATGGCCTGGGATTTAGAAACTTTCTATGAATTCCATCATATTGAAGAATGTGTGAAAATATTATCCGCTGAACATGACTTAAACGTCGCATACGACCGCCTACAAGTTTTAAAAACAGATTATCTTGGTATGGAGGCAGCATAATGAATCAACGCATAATGGATGATATGTTCATCGAAGAAGAAATCCGCCGTGTTAACCCCGAATTAGTTGGAGGTAAGCAATCAATTGATGTTCAATCTGATATGAAAACGTGGGCTTTGAAAGAAGGCCATTGGCCGCATATGGACTATATTCATATGGTCGCAGCCCATGCAGTCGTTCGTGGCTGGACTCAAGAAGGTTTTACTGAAATGGAGGTCATTTACTAATGCCAAGATATTGTCCAAAATCGCAAACATATGAATTCAAATCTAGAGTGTACGATGTTGAACATGGATCTGACGATACTAGACATGGAGGACCTTTCGACCGAGGATCAGCCGATAGTTATTATAGGCGTTCACGTGAACCGCATTATTTTGTTGGTGGAACTAACAGATCAGAAAAAATTACTGATTTGACTGTTATTGAAAAAGAAGCATATTATGCAGGTTATGAATATAACGAAACTATTAATCAAGATTTTAAGGATTGGGGTTAATATTAAGAATGCTTTACATTATTAACGGTAAACATTTTAATTGTGTGCTTGATGCAATGGAATACAGGGATATTCTCGACGCAAACTATATAAGAGTTGAATGGAAACAACATAAATTAATTTAACTTATTTTTTAACTCTGAGCGTCTTTGGGCAACTGCTCATATAATGTATTGATATTTGTCTAGGATTGTGGCTTGGTTTAGTATATATGTTTGTTTCGTTTGCAACAGTATATCTGCATATTTTTACTAAAGTATTGCTATTGTTAATCCATGTATGAGAAAGAGTGACAGAATATAGTAATAATATTACCACAATCCTGCACCTATTCCTATTAGCCAACCACCACCTATTATTAATGCTATGCAAAGTGCAATTAAGATTGTGACTACAATCCCATCCATTAAAGCTTTTTTTCTTTCAATTTGTTTATATACTGTTTCTTGTCTTTGGGCGCGAATTTTTCTTCTCATTTGTTTGAGTTCATCCATAGTACCCCAACCAAAACGCATATTAAGTAATTGTGCTAATTCTTTTTCTTGTTCAACTAATTTTTTTTCGTGAATTAAGATTGCTAACGCTTCTTCTTCAACGCTTCCGGCTTGAAATAATTTTTTAAAAATTGGAGGGTTTTTACTTTCAGCCTGGGCATGTCTAAAGTCGGCCGCTGCTGTATACCACTTACCAAGTTGTCCTGCTACGTTTTCAAATTCTTGCCCAGCGTGAACAAATTTTTTGACTGTATTAAATGCAGCGGTGGCAGCGGTAATTGCTGTAATCGGATCAATCATTTTATATAAACCTGATTTGACTAAATAATTATAATTAATAATATAATTCAAAACGGCTAATTGTATAGATCATAACTATTTATAAATCTATCTAAATCGCGCATATGCACAAAGGAAATCGGTATGACGTTAGAGATTTTTGTAGCTATTTTGAAATTACCTATTGACATTTTATCGCGAATCAGTTATATTGTATATATCAAATGAAAAAGGAATACACACATGAAAATCACGTCTGCAAATCGCACATCCACTTCTTACCGCTTTACCGTTAAAATGGTTAATGGGCAAATCGCCCCTGAAGATAAAGAATCTGTTGAAGAAATGCGCAATATTATTAAAAACCGTAATGCTGAGTATCGTAAGTACCGCTTTTCCGCTCCACAGAAATACGTTAAGCTACAAGGTCGCGGACCCCGCCCGTCACGCCGCTATCATCAAGCATTGCCACTTGGGATGGCTACTTCTGCTGACGTATACGTTTACAACCGTACTTAATAGAAAACAGGATATTCACAATGTCTAAGTTGCAATCACTTGCCGCTATTATAGAACAGACTGTCTTTAACGAGATTGAAGACTATTGGGCGGAAGCGAAACCATACGGAGAAATCCGTCTTTCGAAAACCGACTCAGGTTTTAAAACTGAGCTTTTAACTCCACACATTAAAGATGGAAACCGTATTGCTGCAAACTACGCAAAAGGTATCTATCGTTGGATTGAAAAGAAAACAGGAAAAATCCTGTATGTCGGTAAGACCGATGGAAAGAAAAGCT